TAACTTCATTAGCATCAAAACCTTCACCATATTTGGTTTGTAAAGAATTAATATTATTTTCAAGTTGTTCGTAAGCACGTTGCTCTTCAAATGATTTAATTCTTGATTCAAGTTGACGATATTGCTTCTCCATTGGATCAGCAAAAATATCTTCTTCTTGAGAAAGACCTTCATTTAAATTGTAATGTTCTTTCAACAAATCTATAGTTGACTGAGGATCATTTTCCAACGCTTGTTGGATTGCCGCAGCAAACTGTAGTTGTTGACGTTCTTGACTTAGTTCCTGCGTCTTGCGGGTATAATCCGCTTGACGTTGGTAACCTGATAATGCTTCTCGTAGTGGTACTTCAATTTCTTCACCAGCAACAGGTAGTTTGACCTTACGGTCAGCGTACTCGTCCCAAGAAAAGTAATCTTCTTCACCACTTGAAGAAGGTTCGCTTTCAACGCTTTCAACTTGTCCATCTATAATGGGGTCTACTTCAGTGATTGCATATTCATTTGTATCGCTCATGGAGTCCTTGTCTGGTTGTTCCTATAGATAGATGTAAGTTTGTAACATTATTGTGGTGGCATTCCACCACCTAGCATTGCTGCTAGTTCTGGTGGGATACCACCCTGTTCAGCCATGGGTTGTTCCTGTGGCATACCTTGAGGTGGCATACCGCCCTGTTCAGGTGGCATACCACCTTGCTCTGGACCCATTTGTTGCTGTGGTGGTGGGGCAAGGAACGCTTCAGGTGACTTAATGCCGAAACCAAACTGGAGTACGTGTCTGGCCAAAGATGCCATGTCAACTACACCTGCCCCGACGAATGGAGCCATTGCATCAACAAGTTGCAAAGCCATTTGGCGACGGAAAGACTCGTTAACTGGCTGGGTTGATCCGCCTTCTACCTCGAAATCAAATTCTCCTTGAATGAAATCTCGGTCAAAGTTAATCCATAGTGGGATCGCATTGGAACCAACAACACGGGCAACTTGTTCACCTGTCATGTATTGTTGCGCTAAAGCGACAAGTCGTTTTGCGCAAGAACCAATATTGATTTCAATCAAAGCCAACTTTTCTGCTGCTCTAGCATTGCTAGCATCTTGAGCAATAGCAGCCTCAGTAGCAGTACGACGGATCTCAGGCATTGCACCACGCATGTAGTCTGATACACCAGATACACGATCCATGTCGCCAGAGATCAGGTTTGACTGGTTGTAGAACTCTGGTGGGCTGATAACCGCTGGCATTGGTACGATGACTCCACCTAAAGGTTCGTCACCTGACACTGGCACCATGATGTTATCTTCATCTGATTCTAAAGCAGAACGACCATCAGGGTCAAAAGCGGATTCACGGTACAGCCATTTGCGTGAGAACCGTTTACGGTGGTTCATCATCTGTGTACGTGTAGCGTTCAATTCGTGCTGCAGTGATTCAATTGCCTCCAGTTCACCCATTGGGTAGAAATGTTCTGGGATCTCGTAGTTGCGTAACATCACAAATGGGTGACCAAATGTGAAAGGAATCTTTGTTGGGTTAATCAGGAACTTGTCTGGACCATCACAAAAAACTGCCATAGTTTTTGTTGTAATGTCGTACCATTCCCAAACCTCAACGTAAGAGTCACGTTCCGCACCGTAAGGTTGTTTAGCCTGTGTGTCCTCACTGTACTTTGAATACAATGTAGGTTGTGCTTCAGAACGTGCAGTAGAGTTGTACCTACGGTCATTTTTTACATCCACTAGTGGACGTTTGATACGTTGTGCAATCCAACGCACATCATACATTGATGTAGCGTCTGGATCAACAAACACGTCAAAAGGGCTGATACGTTCAATAAATGGGCGATCTTCTGTAACGATTAGTTCTGTTTCAACATTTGATTCAGGAAGAAGATCTATGTAGTCATTTGAATCGTCCAAAGGACTACTTTTTGCTACTTTGTCCTCTTCAACGAAACGGTATCCTGCCTTAATCCAACCGTGACCAAAAATAAGAAAGTCTTTTACTGCAGCCTTAAACTGTGTTTGACAATCGTAGTGTCTCCACCAGTAGTTGACAATTGATTCAGTAATTGTTGCTTTGTCAGCATCTTCTGGTTTTCTAGCAGAAACAGTAATCTTAGGGTAGTTTACCGAAACGCTAGGTGCAATAACGTTAATGGTTGAAAACGCCATGTTGACCAACAGGCGGTCTTCGTCTGAATAGTTTTCATAGTGACGTCCACGATATAGATCCAACATGCGTTTCCATGTTGTATCCAACTCTTCTTGCTTTCGCATCCGTTTAGTTTGACTAAGTTTTGTGCGATAACGTTTGAGTAACTCAGCATTGCTGGTACGTGCCATTATTTAGAACCACCAACACCAAAAGCAGTATCTTTAGGGTTAAGAAAACGCATTACAACAGGAAGACCGGCTGCCCAAAGAGCATTTGCTGCCATTTTAATGTCTCCTGTTGATGCATAAACTGCTACCGCTGCACCAAGTACGCTTCTTGCGTACGATGCAACCATTGCTTTTTGTTGTTCACTCAGTTTAATTACCATTGTTATGCTCCTTGATATGCTTGTTTAGGTTTTCATCTACACGGTCTACTTTGAGAACCATGTGGTGTAGTAAATCTCGAGATTCGCCATGTTGTGCAGTGTTTTCTCGCCGTAACATTTGTAGTAAAACTACAATAGGTCCAGTGATTACCGCAACAGCAATAGCGACAGCCCAATCCATTAGATCCAACGACTTCCAATTGGTTCAGCCTTTATGCCTGCTGCTGCTGCTTGTGCCACCTGTTGACGTGCCTGTTCCCCAATAGTGGGTCCGTGGAATTGTTCCTTGCCGTAAGTAAATCCTAAACGGATGCCTTTTAGGTGGCATTTGAAACAGTATTCTCCACGACGAGGAAGATCGTCGTGTTCAAACTTTGCTGAGCAGTCTTTGCAGGTATAAATTGCCATAGTATTAGATTATTTTGTCACGTTCTGGTAGAGAATGAACCTATAACAAACTTTGGTTGCTGTTTGTTGGGTATATGCCTAGACCACCAAGCCATACTGTTCTTGGGTGGTTCTTGAGAAATCTGGTATTCAGGCAACCAAACATACTTAAGCATTTGGTTTGTTATCGCCAAAGACATAACACGGTCGTCATGAGGAGAACCATGAGTTTTACCGTTAGCCTCACGAATGAACGTTCGCATCTCGGCAATCGTGCGTTCGCAACGAAGATCTAGTAAACCATCACGAATAACAGCGTTTAGTTCGTCAATAGCCAAAGGTTTAGATGCTGCTGTAGTTCGCCAACCAAGGATTTCGGTAGCCACAGGTGTACGTTGAGCCAAACGACGTTGCCGGAAAATGTTTTTGTACCCTGCTCGTTGTATTGCTTTCAAGGTGGTTAGCCCGTGGTTGTTGGATTCAACACCCACTAGGGCACCATGGTAAAATAACCCTAGGTTGTATAAGACGTGTTCGCCAAACTGGTCAGGGTCAATGTGACCATGCCAGTGGGCGACCACTTCTTGTGTGTAAGCGTTAATGATGTGTGCTGTACTGTAGTCGCCGTGACCTAAACCTTCTGCAACGTCAGCACCAATACAGTAAACTCCACCAATCTCGGGGAAGGTCCAAATTGCCAGTTCTCCACCGTCTTCACGGAACTCAATATGTTTATCTGAGTACACATGCAAATAGCCTCTAGCGGGTTCTTCTATTTCTAGGGCTCGTAGTGCGTCAATGTCAAATACGGGGCGCCCAGAGCGAATGAAAGCCTCATCAGGGTCACTTGGGTATTCTTGCGCTAACTGCCAGTCAGGCAGTTGGCGTTTTTTAGCCTCATACCAGTCATCATCACGATCTGATGCTGACCAAGGAAAGAAAATACCTTTGAACTCGTTGTTCCCTGTTTGTGAACCAACCCATAGTTCATGGAAAATGTTTCCTTCACCGTTGGCGGTACTGAGGCAGATGACTCGTCCGCCAACGTCGGCAATTGGTTCAATAGAAGCCCACGCTTCGTCACTGTTGGGCAAGAACGCCATTTCGTCAACTACAACGAGGAATACTGATTCACCACGGGCAGGGTCATTACCTGATGGTAATGATTCAATAGCAGACTCATTAGAG